TGACTTTACGTTTAATTCATCAATTAAAGCATTTATATCGACAAGGGCATTACTTTGAGTTATTAGTGCTGTACCTAAATTATCAAATGATGAAATTAACCTGTTTACTTTTCCAACTGGGTCTAATGGAGTAACTAACGCAGCAGTTGTTCCACCACCTGCAAGACCTCCCGATACAGTTGGTGCAAATGTCTGTTGACGAGGCACTTTTGCTAAAGCATTTTTTAATTCGTCAACTTTCGTAGTTGCATCTTCTAATGTTTTAATGTTAGATGAATCTATAATTTGTAATCCACCCGGTTGTGCAATAGTTGAGTTATATAAATTTATAGCCTCTGCAACTTTATTTATTCTCTGTTCAGTTAAAGAAGCAAGTTTTTCTTCTATTTTTTGCCTTTTATCAAGTCGAACATTTACCTCTGCCTCTGTCTTATTTATCGCAATTTCTTCCCTTTTCTTTTGAAGAAGATTTGTAACAACAGCAAGAAGTGCTTTTCTTCTATTAACGGCAGTATTGGCATTAGTGATAGATTCTTTTGCTTCTTTATTGCTTTCTAAGTTATATTTCTTTAAAAATTCAAGGGCTTGTTTATTAAATTTATCCCTATCATCTGCCAAAGCAATTAAATCTGTCTCATCCTTTTTAATCCCTTTATATTGTGTCTGATACTCTTTTGTAATTTCTGCATTCAAATCACGAAGAACCTTTGCATTATCTACATCATCTGCTAAATCAAGAGCATCATTTTGTGCTGCTTTATATGCCTCCCAAGCAGCAATCGCAATTGTTATCGCTGATATTATTGCACCAAGAGGATTTGCTAATAATGTAGCCCACAATGACCTCGTAGCAATAGTCAAACCAGTAGTTGCTCCAGTAAGTAATCTTGAGGCAACAGTTGTTCTTGTTATCGCTACCCTTCGGATGGTTTCAGCGGTAGTATTTAATCTTGTAGCAGTTGTTGAAAGACCATCAGAAATTGTCTTTAATCTTGTTGTTACTATGTCTTTTAATTTGGCATTTATACTTGCGTTTAATCCGATGGTATATGTCAATAATGCTCCAGTTAAAAGGATTAACTGAGTTTTATTTTCTTGAAAATATACAGGCGCACCCTGAAGTGTTGATGTAAGAGAAATAAGAACCTCAACGGCAGACTTTACTGTTGGACTTAACAAGTCACCTATTGATACCGAAAGGAAGAAAAAGTTGTCCTTCAGTTTTGATATTTGTCCTCCAAGAGTTTGCGATAATACAAAAGTCGAATTGTAGAATCGACCACCCTCTTCTGTTGCCGTTCTTAATGCTGTTGCTACTTCCTCAAATGAAATCTTTCCTTGTTCAAGACGAAACGAAAGTGATTCCATCGTTTCACCAGTAGTTCTCGCAATTTCCTGTAATGGGTTAAATCCTGAGTTTACTAACTGACGAATCTCTTCACCTTGTAGTTTTCCTTTCGCTGCAATCTGACCATAAGCAAGAGCCACATTCTGTAATGAAGCCGTACCTGCTGCCGTTACATCTCCAAGTTGTTTCAGCGTTTCAGTAAGATTTTCTGCGGTAATACCATACTGAAGAAGAATCCTTCCACTATCAGAAAGTTCCTGAACAGTAAATGGTGTTTCAATCGCAAATGCTTTGATTTCCGAAAGAAGCCTATTGGCAGTTCCAGCATCTCCAAGAAGAGCCTTATATGATGCTGATATCCTTTCAATCGCTATTGAAGCATCAATAGCCCCTTTCGCAAATGAAAATATCTCTTGTCCAATCTGTATTCCTGCAAATGCAGCAACGGCATTTCTGATATTACCGAAAAATCCTAATACACCTGATTGATTTTCAATCTTTAACTTTAACTTCCTTTCCTTTTCTAATTCCCTCGCTTCTCTTTCGGTAGCCCGGATTTTCGCACGAGCATCTCTATCTTCAAACCTAATACGCAACAATCTTTCTCTCGCAGCCCTATCAGCATCTTTTTCAGCAGCCCTGATTTTTAATTCAGCCTCTTTTGTTTCAGCCCTTAACTTAATAACCCTTTCTTTCTCTGCGATTTTTAAATCACTCTTGAGTGTGGCAAGTTCTTTCTTTGCTTGATTCGCATCAACCTTTATTTTCAAACTGCTTAATGCAGCCTGAGCCTTTGCAACAGTTGATTTTAAATCCTCTAAAACCTTTTTTAGTTCGCTCGTATCTGCGTTAAAGCGAAAAAGAACATTTCTTACTGCCATCTCTATATTTTATTTAGGAACAAATTTACGTCTTGTTTGCCCCGGATTTTCATTTTTAGTAGGTTGATTGTTACTTGTCATTGGCCTTGTATCTTCTGAACTTCTCATCTTGTCCATTGATTTATTCTTCTCGTCTACAATCCGAATCCATGTATTTATGGTCTGATAATATTCATCAACAGAACCGGATTCCAATTGCTTCATCTCAGAAGGTCTTGATTCGCAAATTAACTGATTTAAATAGTTTATACTGTCGATGTATCGAGAGATTTCAATACCTGCAAAATTTGTTCTAACCTCATCTCGTTTGGTTGGTTGACCCTCAAATATTCGAGGATATCTATACCGGACATATCGGAATAATTCATTGTGAGCCGATATGCCCTTTCCAAAAAAAAAGCCATAGCGTCCTCATCACCCTCTAACATTTCAACCTTCTTTTTCCTGATTGTCTCTACAAAATCATTCTCATCCTCACCTTCAATCAGAAAATAACATACAGCCAATTCAGTTAATGTCTTTGTTTCAGCCAAAAAGTTCAATCTGAACTCAATCTCCGAAAACACATGGAACATATCTACGATGTTTCCCGAATTTGCAAGCCTCTTCATGTCAGCCATTAACTCCAACAACTTAGCCTTGCTGATATTCATCTCCGCAAATCTTGTCGCAACTTCAGCAGCAATAGCCCTCTTCGCTGGCATCATTAAATTGTTCTCGTATTCATACCATTTGACCCCATTCTTGTCGGTATAAATATGTCGAATAGGGATTTTACTCCCACTAATCTGTTGAGAATCAATCGTTTTAACCTTCTTTTTCCAAAACATTTACTTAGATTTTTTAGTTGATTTTTTCTTGTTTGAATATAGGGAAGCATTACAAATGGCATAAGCAGAAGATTTATTCTTCCCCTGCTTCATCACATCCATAACACATCTTTCGAGTTTCTTAGGCATCGTCTTTTTTTTGGTATATCAAATGTATAAATCAAAAATGAATTATATTTGTCTTGCCTTCATTCTTTCCATATCCAGTAAGCCTTGGCAAGTCCGTAAACTTGTCAGGGCTTCATTATTTAAGGTATTTCACAAAATTTGAGTGGAATGTCCATAGATAATATCGGAAACAGTCCAACAAGTGAGTTGAATGTTTGTCCTTGCTCTTATCTATATCTCCGGTTTCATCGGCTTGTACCGATTGAAGGTCATTCACCAAAAATTGACAAGAACTGTCAATAGCCATATCGGGATGTCTTTCCAATATACTATTTAATAGAATCCTCGAATTTTTAATAGAAGGATTGAAACTGGGAACTTTGAAGGCAGACTTTGGAATCCCCATCTGCTGATAGATGACTTGATAGTAGTTCTTCGCTCCCTGCGTCATTGCAGAACGATTACTACCGGAAGCATCTCCTGTGACCAAAAAATAGCAGTTTGGAAATGTGGAGAGGATGCGTTCGCATAATTGGAAAATGTCGGAATTTCTGAGCCTGAACTCACGAAGTATTCTAATTGTTCCATCATAACTTTGTCCTGCTAAACAGGTGATTGGGTCTACGTTAAAATCAAATGATAGTATAATCGGTTCTTCAGTATTCATCTGAAGGTTATTCTTGATATGCCTTTGCCTATTAAACGCATAAGCAAACGGTCTTTCGACATCTACAATATCCCAGTTACCCTTTACGAAAATCTCCTTTGTAATATCATCAAGATTCTCAAGACCTTCAAGATAAACTTGTGGTAGTGCCGGATTATCCATCATCAACGATTGCTGATAATAATAATCACTTGGTAATTCATCATTTACATAAGGGTCATAAAAGACCGTCTTCGTCCAATTCTGAGAAGGATTACAAGTAATCATAATCATCGGATTAGGCTGAACCTCCAAATCAGGAATGATATGCCTACCAGCCCTCAACTTACACTTCTCAAAAG